CCTGTTACTTTGGGAAGGTTAGACATAGTATCATTTGAAGTTTATGGTAGTCCTTATTATTGGTGGTTGATAGCACAAAGAAACAACATCATGAATCCTATTGGAGATTTGTATGTTGGTATGGTTCTTCAGATACCATCCATATCTGATTATTTTGATTTTTATAATAAGAACATAAAGGTTGGGGATAAAATAGACAGAACATTCACTGTCAGAGAATTTGAATAATGTTAACCATTTTCGAGAAATCTGTTGATGGTGAATACTATATAAAGTTAGAAATAGATACTTCTGATGTTGAGCTTCTGTCAGCTTTTTCTATAGCTTCGGTGAGTGTTATAGAAACCCTTATGGGGAGTTCTCCATATCTTAATATAAAATTTATAGATGCTGTTGGAGAACTTATAAATCAATACCCAATTATACCAGACAATATATTTCATGTAACTTATGGAACAACAAAAGAGTCTAGTGTTCTTAGTAAATTTAAAATGTCTACTATGAAATATGAGTTGTTGAGTAACACAGACGTAGAAAGCATCCTTGTTAGTTCTGATATGATTCATTATAAATGGGAAGACATGATTAAGAAAACTTACTCAAAATCATGGAAAGAAAAGAAGTATTCTGATGTTGTTGCTGATGTAATAAAAGACATTGGGTTTGATAAAACTGATATAGAACCAACGAAAGGTATATATGATGTTTTACAACCAAACTGGACTAACTCAAACTTTTTAAAATGGTTAACAAAACAATCAACAAACGAATCTGGTATTGGTGGGTATGCTTATTATCTAACTCTAGATAACAAATTTGTGTATTCTAGTTTTGACAATCTCTTCAACAAGTCTCCAAAGAAAACATTGAAGCATTCTTCTACTGATGAAAATGGAAAGGGTTTCAACTTCTTCACAATAAAGAACAACTATATACCAACTCTGAATCATGGTGGGTTTGGTATGGACTATATGTATTTTGACTATGAAACCAAAACATATGTACAGAAAGATAAAGTGCTTACTGATATAGACGAACGCCAGTTGTCAGATTGGTATTATGTTGCAGAGTCCAATGTCGAACCATCAAAATTGTTTTATGGTGGTCGTGATACTAAAACCGAAGAAGTTGTGCAAAATAGAATACTGTCCACAGCAAATAGTGTTCAAAATGTGGAGATATATATTAGTGGTGATTCTGATTTACATGTTGGTGATTTGATAAACTTACACATACCAGTATCAAAAAAGGTCATTGATAATTCAGTTATCAATGAAGTGTATTCTGGTTATTGGATGATATGGAAAGCGGCACATCTATTTGATATTGATGGTGGTTTATATACGAGTCAACTATCACTAACTCGTAATGGCATCAATGGTAAATATATAGATGGTTTGGTCAAAACTAATAAGGGCAAGGAACTAATATAACATGGCGCATACGATTTATTCAGATTTAGATTACAACCTCACCATCACAGTGAAGGGTGTTGTTAAGAAGAAATTGAATAATGATTCTATTATTCAATCAATCAAAACCATTCTCTCTACTTATCCGGGTGAAAGAATAATGAACCCACATTTTGGATCAAGGCTTAAAGCTATTCTATTTGAACCATTGGATGATATCACTTCTGAATTAATAGAGACTGAAGTTAACGCAGCGGTTACAAGATGGGATGATAGGCTTTTTGTGACTGATGTTTCTGTTACTCCAGATTATGACAACAACATATATGACATACATGTGTCATATGTTATAGCGGCAACAGGAATACACGAAGAGTTTCAAGCATCAGTAAGATCAAGAGACAATGTTTAATAAAGTTGTAGACTTAGAAAAACAAGGTCACACCTTCGATGGGTTCTATCGTGGGATAGTTGTTGATGTTGACGATCCATTAAAGAGTGGAAGAATTCGGGTTCGGGTTTATCCAATGTTTCATGCTGCTGAAGATGACACACTTCCTTGGGCAATATTAGCAGACTCTAATTTTGGTGGAGCTGCAAACGAAGGTAAGTTCTCAATACCATCTATAAATGCTCATGTGTTTGTATTCTTTGAGAACGGAGATCATCGATTCCCTGTTTATTTTGCGGGTGCTCCAGCTATACAGGACGGCGTACCAGACCTTCCACAACTTTCAAGAGAAGATGATGGGACTGTAGCTGCGATTGATTCAGCAGCTTCTAAGGGAGTATCAACAGCATCCGGTGGATCATGGGACGAACCAGACAGCGCATATGCGGCGGTTTATCCAAACAATAAAGTATACAGATCAGCAAAAGGGATCATCATTGAGATAGATGACACAGACGATAATGTGAGATTTCATATCTATCATCCATCTGGTAGCAGAGTCGAAGTTGATAATGATGGGAATGTTGTTGAACACGTTTCTGCTGAGAAAACTACAGTGATTATTAATGATAACAACATTGAAGTAAAGGGTAAACAAGACACAACTACTGGTGGAAATCATGGTGTAAATATTGGTGCCAACGGTAAAGTTAAAGTTACTGGAAATTATGAGATAGAAGTTGGTGGTAATTGTACTATCAATGCTTCTGGATCAGTCACAGTATCAGGAAGTACAGTCACCGTGTCCGGTGGAACCATCAATCTTAATTGATAAATACATGAATATTCGGAGATTTAATTATGGCGTTTGATTATTCAAACTATTCTTATGATGACCTTGTAGCAGAAATTACAAGATTGGTACAAAACAAAGGCGAATGGACTGATGCCTATGATAGTAGTACTGGACAGGTATTGATTCAGCTTGTAGCTGCTATTACCGACAACCTACATTACATGTTAGAGCGCAGAACACAAGAATCGTTCATGCCCACAGCTCAACTACAAACATCTGTGAATGCTATTGCTAATATCCTTGGTTATAGACCAAGACGCAAAGTTTCATCTAAAGGAACCCTATCATTAGCAGTGTCTCCACAGAACACAGACACAATTATCATTCCAAAATATTCCGGCTTAACGTTTGATGGTAACTCATATGTGAACACATCAGACTTAACGTTTTTGGACACACAAACATATCCAGTAACCTTTGAAGTAAAAGAAGGAACATCAGCTTCGTTTATTGTTGATTCAAGTGACATCACAACAGATTTATATAAAGCCGGATATATTACTATTTCTGACTATCTTGATATCGAAGATGGAAGTTTCTATATCACAACACCAACACAAACCTTTACTGATGTCAGAGAAAGAGTTGGTAATGCTGCTCCTATAGACACATTAGGTTTCGCTAGTTCTACTGACAAAGTATATGATGTTGTTGCTGTAAACGAAGGCTTAAGAATTGTTTTTGGTGATGGTATCAATGGTGAGAAACCAACGGGTATTGTTACTGTAAAATATATAACGTCTTCTGGTTCTTCTATTGAAGTCTTAACCACAACAAATGCTTTTGTTTTTGATGATTGGACTACACAGTTAGTAGACGAATCAGCAGCCTTGTACTCATATACACTATCAAACACAACAACAATCGTTGGTGGTCTTGAAGAAGAAACTATCGATCATATTAAAAAGTTTGCACCAAACTATGTAAGTAACGCTAACAGAGCGGTAACAAAAAGCGATTATATCTATTGGGCAAAACAAGCTGGTATAGGTAGTGTGGTAGACGCAAACGTTTATGGTGAGGAAGAGTTGGGTGTTACTGTTGTTAATGCTAATAACGTATACATTACATACTTAACTGATACTGGTGTAGCTTTAACTTCAACAGAATTAACAGACCTTGACGCTTTCATTGATAATTATAAGATGATTACTGCTCAAACTATCTACACAAACGCAACTCTTATTCCTTTACAAATTGCTTTGAAGTTAAAAAGAAGTTCAGCATTAACAGCATCTAACAGTGAAGTATATGACTTCTCTAAGAATGCTATGATCTCTCTGCTTGATCTACAGGAAGGAAGTCTTGGTAAATCAATCCATCACTCAGATATCGTAGAGCTGTTTCATAACTTAACTCTAACAAAAAACGCCATTGAGTATTCTGTGGCAGATTATGTAACAGTAGATATCAAAGCTTTATACCCTGTTGCATCTCCTTGGTTATCAACAACAGATATCGATGCAACATTTACTGCTGGAACCAATGGTGATGTATATGAAATCAATGTAAATGACATTCCATACACGTTCACACAAATTGCTGTTGATGCAGCAGCAGACGCACAGGGATTACAGAATCAATTAAATCTTGATCTTAGTGTTAACTCATCTATTGCATCAAATGTTTTAACTCTGTCACGCCAAACAAGAGAGATATCAAACAACATTTTGTTTAGTGAAGATTTCGATAATGCAGTATGGGTAAAAACTGGAACTCCAGTTGTAACTTCAAACTCCGATGCTGCTCCAGACGGAAACGTTACCGCAGACACATTAGATGATAATGATGGTGCGGCTTCAGAATACATTTCACAAAGCACAATCGTAACAGCAGATTCCAACTCAAAAACTGTTGCAATTTTCATTAAGAAAGATGGTATTAGTTCAAGATACCCAGCTCTAAGAATGTTGTTCTCTGGTGGTACTCCAGTGAGTACTTATGTAATGTTTGATACAACCGATGGAAGCACTTTAGCTGCTGCCGGATCAACACCAACAATTGTTATGGAAGATTGGGATGACTACTGGAGATTTTCAGTAACTATACAGAACAACAGCACCAACGTTAACTTCTCATATGAGATTCACCCAGCTTACAGAAGCACATGGACAACTGGAGCATCAGACGTTGCTGCCACAGGAAGCATTGTTCTTTGGGGAGCACAGATGGATGATAAAGCTGTTGTCGGTAATTACATTCAAACCAGAGAAAAACCTATCAACTTATTATTTGAAAGTTCTGCTATTGAAAACAGACTTCTTTATAGCGAAGAGATTGATAATGCTGTGTGGACAAAAAACGGCGCAGCAGTTACTCCAGATTCAGATGTTGATAATGATGGTGCTACCACAATTGACACACTAACATTCACTGGTGGTGCTGGCGAAAATATTGCACAAACTATAACAAATATTAAGAGTGGTTCAACTTATACTACTTCTTTGTATGCCAAACAGGGAACACTAGTAACAGCTAAATATGGTGTATATGATGATACTAATTCAGCATGGATTGTTAATCCAAACGGAACAGGTAACGACTACACTATGACAAGTAGTTTGGCCTCAGTTACTTTTAGTTACACTGTACCAACAACATGTGAATCAGTAACAATCTATCCAGCATGGCAAGAAACTTCTGCTGGTACTATGTTCATTGGGCAAGTTCAAACCAGATTATCATCTAGTTCTACAACTTATATTCCTACTTTTGAAATACAAAGATACTTTTATGATGAAGGTTTTACTATCTCTAATACAGGAACAACAACTCCAGCGAATATTGCAATCAATACTCCTATCCAAGTTCCTGTTTCTTTATTGAACAACCCAGATTCTGTTAATCTTCTTCTTCCAAGTAATGTTGAGATTATTCAAGCTGATGGTACTGTTTTGTTTACAGATAATGGTGCTGGAGTCATATCAACAGGAACAGTGGATTATGTTACTGGCGTGATAAACATCCCAATTCTTTCTGATGGCGAGTACTTTGTTAGATTCTTACAAAATGTTGATGAAAACTTTGATTCAACACAGAACCAAACATTCACTTACTCATTACCTAAGACTAATTATTCTGATACTACAGAATTACTATCTAGTATTGAGGTTATTTCATAATGGCATTTGCCACAGACCTTAAAAAGTATCTACCAGCAGCACAAAGAAACAGCACATCGTTAAATGAGTTTCTTGATGCTGTTGGTGAGCTTCTTGATGGTTTCAAAACTGCTATTGATGCTGTCCAAGAGTATAGCGATTTTCAGTTAATTGAAGAAAAGAATCTTGATGATCTTGCTAAACAGTTTGATATTGACTTCCCTCGTAACATGTCAGTTGAACGTAAGCGTGAATACCTTAGAGAGATCGTAACGTTATATAGATCAAAAGGCACTACCAACTCAGTAAAACGCATATTCAGATTGATTGGTTGGGATGTGGACATCGATGAGTATTGGATTGTCAATCCAGCTTGGTATGCTCAACCAACAGACACTTATGTTTTAACAAACGAAACTGGACAATCTGTAAATCTGGGTTTATATGACACAATCATTGGTAATGTTAAGACCTATAAAAATGATAAGATTTATATTGATCTAGTTGATCCTTCTGGGAACGTTTATCCTAAGAAACAAATCTATGGTGAGCCTTATCTAGTTGACGAAGATACAGACTTCGTTAAAGTCCCTTATATTAGAATCAATGTTAAATCCGAAGACTTTGATTTGTTTACAGCAGATTACACCCAAGACGGAAATATATATTCATACGATAGTGGTGAAGAATTTGAAATCCTAACATCAATCAAAGATTATATGTTGGATAGAATTAGACCAGCAACAGTAGCAATCATTGAGATTTCTACACCATTCTTAATATCAGACACTATCACATACACCATCATAGAGAATGCTGGTTTAGCTAGGTACACAGGATCATCAAAACTAACGTTTAATGAGTTCTCTAACCCACAAACAATCAACAGAGCTGATGGAAGTTGGATCGATGATAACTTTAATAATGAATCAGTTATTAGTATTGCTGATCACGCTGATTATGATGGTTCTTATAAAGTGTTAAACGTTACTGCTGGTAATCTAACACTGTATAGAGAACAACCTTTACTAAAGAACCCACAACTTATTACAGCCGGAGATTTTGATAACAGTCTTTCTGGGTGGGGAGCAACAAACGCTACTTTATCTCTGTCTGGTAATACAATACACGTTGAGTCTGTTGCTAATGGTGTGTCAAATGCATATCAACAAATAACAACTGTTGCCGGAGAAACTTATGAGTTCTCTGCTGAGTTAGTATCAAACGCTTCTATAGAAGATGCATATTTATATGTTGGTACAACTGCTGGAGCACAAGATGTTGGTTATAAACTAGTAGACTTCACTCTTATTAAAGATTTTGGTTGGGATATTGCTACAGCTTCTGCTAGTGGTGGTTCTGGTAGTGTTGTTGGTCAAGATGGTTTGGCTGAAGCAATTCTATTTAATGATGATGGTACTAAACTATACTATCTTGGTGATGGCAACAATCGTGTGTTTCAGTATAGTCTTTCGCCAGCATACGATGTAACGTCTGTTTCTTATGATTCTGTTTCTTTATTATTAACCACACAAGAAGTAGACCCACGAGGAATGTCATGGAACGATGATGGTACTAAATTATTCATATGTGGTAATGCAGATGCTGTGTTTCAATATAATCTTGGAACAGCATATGATATTGGTTCTGCTGGTTATTCTGGTATTAGTTATAGTGTTTCCGGTCAGACACTAAACCCACAAGCGGTTGAGTTTGATAGTACTGGAATGAAGATGTATATATTGTCCAACGCAAACAACCGCGTATACCAATACACACTATCAGCACCTTGGGATATCTCAGCACCATCTTATGACGGTGCTGGTGCTGATTATGCAGTGACATTAATTGGTGGTATACAATCCGTGAGATTTAGTGGTGATGGTATAAAAATGTATATCGTGGATGATGGTGCTGGTGTTGAACAATATACACTAGGAACACCTTGGGTTGTTTCTACAGCTACTTACGATAGTGTTACAGCAGCATCTCCGGGTGGTTCTAATTACGACGTGGCGTTTAATCCAAATGGCACAATTATGGCTATACTCAATCAATCATCAGCAATTGTATACCCATATACTCTCACTACTAGCGCAGAACATGTTGCAACTCATGGGACGTACTCAACAACATTTATATCACCACAAACAAACTTATATGTTTCTCTTGAAAGTTCTTCTAGTCAATTGGCTGAACAAAGTTTTGGTTGGGATAATATATCAACAAAACTTTCTAAGAACCTACTTGGTAATGGTGAATTCAACTCAGACATTCAATGGACTAAGGGTTCTGGGTGGACTGTCGCCAATGGTGTAGCTTCACACACAGGATCATCAAGTGATTTATCACAAACTATAAATCTAACTGTTGGACAAGCATACAAATATACAGTTGTTGTTAGTGATTTAACTATACAATATTTCCAACCAAAGTTCGCTGGTGGTTCTGCTGTGTATGGTGAGAGAATTTATTCAGATGGAACTTATTCTGGAATTCTTGTAGCTACTGCTGGCAACACATTATTTTCTATAGCAGCAGCTTCAACTTCTGATGGTTCTGTTGACAGCATAACGTTAGTTGAATCCGAAGAAATATTAATGAACGGTTCTTTTGTTAACAACCTAGATCATTGGGTTGATAATTCCACAGGAACTGGAAGCATTGCATGGAATGCTGGTGTGATAGACATAACAAGTGTTGATGTTTCAAACAAAGGTTCGGCTTATCAACTTATCACAACAGTTGTTAATCAAAGTTATAGAATCACATACACATCTCTTAACGCAAATCTTCCAAGTGTTCGTGTTGGTACGGGTATAGGTTATTCTGATTTGGGGTTTGATAATGGTGCTCCTATTGCTACGCGGTTCTTCGACTTTATTGCAACAGGCACAACAACGTATGTGACACTAGATGGAACCATCACAGCAGCAACAGCATCTCTTGATGATATCTCTGTTGTGGAAATTGACAATCTTGTGAAAAACGGACAATTCATCGAAGACCTATTTTGGACTAAGGGTACTGGATGGGCTATACCAGTTGTGTCTGACACATACGCCGAGAAAACTGCTGGAACAGCATCGTTTCTCACACAAAATATAAATTTAGTTTCTGGAAAACGATATTTTATACAATACACAGTTTCTAATTATTCTGCTGGTACTATTCAAATGAATATCCAAGGAACTTCTGGAACACCAAGAACAGCAGATGGAACCTACACAGAAACTCTTGAATCTGTAGTCAACAGTGGAGATGTTGAATTTTCAGCAGACTCAGCTTTTTCTGGAAGAATAGACAACGTTATGGTTACTGAAGTACCAATAATAGAAGATTATTATTTCAACAACAGAACATCAAATGTTGGTGCTAAGTATGATGGGACAATCACATATGGAACTACTACTGATAGATACATCATGGGTGAGTCTATGGGTGGGTTCAAATATGGAACCAATGACATGACCTACTATGGTATCGGAGAAGACGCTTCAGCAGAGGCCATACCTAGAACATACACCAATAATGGAACCAACGTTGATCAACCTCTAGTAGCTATCAGAAAAAACTCTGAGGTTGTGTTTGAGATAGACCATGCCAGTGAGATTGTGTCTGTATATGGTGTTACTAATGATAGGTTTAGTGTTGCTGCTGGTGATCCTTTGAACACAGTGACACTAGTAACAAACAACAATACTATAGGAAAACATAGCGTTGATGTTACTGGATATTACTTTGTCTTTGTAAGAACCACCTTTGATGCTGGGCAAGAGATCAAAGTAACCTATAATTTATTTTAATAAATAAGACTATGATTGATAAGAAAACCGATACAATTCAACATCAAGTGCTAGAAGGTAGTTTCAAATTGGACATAGTTGAACGTTCAACAGGAAATATTTTGGACAGCTATGAAGACACAAACGTCATAGTAGTAGATGCAAAAG